TTTTCATAAAATGTGCGGGCATCTGTTTTTGTTATAAATTTTATTAACATCTTTCTATACTCCAAGTTTAGTTTTATTAGTCAGTTATTTTATAAAATGTATTTTTACGATCATGGCTACTAAATAAATAAGTACCTGCGCCGTCGGATATTCTATGGACGCCATATACTTCATATTTTTTGTTTATCCATATTACGCATTTTTCATTTAATGGAACATAAGGGTCAGTACTTTGGGTGACTATTCCGATAACTTTTCTATTTAACATTTTATATCTCCAAGTTTTAAAGTTATTTTATTTAAAATTGATTTTTCCATTCTTTAAAATCGTCCATGCTTTCAAACGCTAAATAACCACCATAAGTTCTCACCAATTTACAAGCCCAAGGTGCTTCTTCTTGCGCTTTTTCTTTTGTGCGTGTTTCGATAAATTCTTTTCTATTTAACATTTTCTTATTTCCTAGTAGTTAGTGTTCGTTTCAATAAAAAAATTATATCACATAATTGATATTACGCAATACTTTTTTAAATATATTTGCATTGGTCGCAAAAATAAGTGAGAATGTTTGATAATTGAACATTATTTTGCAAAGGAATTGCACAATTGCGCAAAGCAAATCCATCTGGCTTCCATTCAAAGCTGACACCAGAGGTCCATAAAAAGATCATTTCATCTATTGAGAAAGGCTATGTACAAAACCACATCGCCGCTATCGCCATGGTCCATCCTCGTACTTTCGATGAATGGATTAAACGTGGGCATGATGAAGCACATGCTAATATCAGCTCTCCATTTGCACAGCTTTATACTGAATATGCAAATAAACGAGCAGAAATAGCCGGTGGAACCGTCACTGTACTCTTAACAAGACCCAAAAACTTTACAGCATTGCAATGGTTTCTCGAACGCGTCTATCGTGACGAATACGGCGTTGATAGTGATATGATCAAAGAACTAGCAAACAACATCTTAAAACTGGCTGAACAAAAAGGAAGCAACCATGGCAAAACTGAATGCAGCAAAACGGACTAATAAAAGCCATGCAGCGAACGCCAAAGCGCGTGCGTCGCAAATGGTGAAGAAAGGCAAGCTATCAAAGGCCAGTGAAGAAAAGATTGACGCTAAAGCCAACCGCGTGTTAGGACATAGAACATTGAGAGGCGTTCGCAAAGGAGTGAAATAGCATGACTGAGTTTACTGATAAAGCGCCAGCGTTAGATATGAGCATGGACGAAAAAGCCGAACTTCCAAAGCCAATGTATTATGGCAATCAAACCGTACCACATCCCACCAACAGACGTGCGCGCATTACGCATCGTGATCAAGTATTAAATGAAGTGTTGGATGCAAAGTGATGCAATGTTTACGTTGCGGTTCACTGGATAGCAAAGTGATTTATACGCGCCACCATGAAAATGAAAATGCCACGGTCAGGCGGCGTGAGTGTTTAGATTGCAAGGGAAGATACACGACAAAAGAACACATGGACGTTAAAAAATATGTCGGCGATATTAAAGGATGCACTCAAGCAGTCTAGGATTTTATTAGCCTCACAACAATTGCGTGACTCACAACACATTAAATTTAATCAAACGGATACGGTTATTTATGCAACCCACAACGATAAAATATACGTGCCGACTCCTACAGGCTATCTTTTTCATGCAGATAATAGCTTTGTTAAGCTTGTTATGGGGCCTTATGGAAGTGGAAAAAGTACACTCTGCGTTAATCACATTGTACGCCACGCCTGTTCAATGCCAGTTTGGTACAACGGACGGCGACGTGCAAGGTGGGGGATCGTTAGAAATACCAGCGGTGAGCTATCAAGTACTACCTTACAGACCTGGCTCCAGTGGTTCGGTGATCTCGGCGACATACACAAACGACAAAAGCCTCTACTCACTTATGAGCATACGTTTAATGATGGTCATGGCATCGTCGAACTGGAACTAATATTTATTGCGTTAGACAGGGAAGAAGATTTAAGGAAGATTAAATCATTGGAACTCACTGGTTGTTATATCAATGAATTATCCGAAGTGCCACAGGGCGCACTCTCGCATTTAAAAGGCCGTGTGAACCGTCGCTATCCATCCTATTCATTTTGCCCAGAGCCTTACTGGTCAGGCATTATTGCTGATACTAACCCGCCAGACGTAGACCATTGGATTTACAAAGACTTTGAAATTAAATCATTGGATAGTTACAAGATATTTAAGCAACCGCCAGGACTATTAAAAGATGATGATAACCGGTGGTATCAAAACCCACAGTGCGATAACTACGCCAACCTTGCACAAGATTATTATTTAAAATTAGCCGAAGGCCAAACGGAAGACTTCATTAAAGTATTTTGTCTTGGCGAATATGGAAGTGTTGGCTTTGGTAAGCGTGTATATCCTGAATTTAATTCTGATTTACATGCTGTGGAAAAAATAGAAGCTATTCAAGGAGAACCCCTTTATTTGGGAATAGATTTTGGATTAACACCTGCATGTGTTGTTATGCAAATAACAGCTAGGGGACAATTATTAATATTAAAAGAATATGTTAGTCAAGATATGGGTATAAGAACTTTTGCAGAAATGATACTTATACCTTCTATTAAAAGAGATTTTCCATATTGTCCTAAATGGTTTTCGTATGCTGATCCAGCCGGAAATTCAAGAAATGAAATTATGGAAGAAATGTCATGTATAGGTGAATTAAATTCATTAGGTATTAAAACAATAGCCGCAAGAACAAATGATATTGAACCAAGGATCGGATCGGTAAGGTTCTTTTTAAATAAGATGATTGATGGTAAACCAGCATTATTACTTTCAAGATCAAATTGTCCAACATTATACCGTGGATTTGTAAAAGATTATATTTATAAACGTTTGGCTGTATCAGGCGAAGAAAGATATAAGGATAAGCCAGAAAAAAATATGTCTAGTCATCCTATGGATGGGCTAGGTTATGCTTGCTTGGAATTAGCCTCAGAAAATATTACCAAAGAAAAGTTTACGCAGAGTACAATAGATATGTATAACCCGATTCTTCGTATCTTCAATTAGGAATAATTATATGCACACCGATGACAAGTTAGTGAATCAAGGACTGGACGATATTAAACGTCAAGTGCCTGGGATTGTGACTAAAAAAGAACAAGACGAAAAACCCACATGCTTGAAAGATGAAGAACTGTTTTTTCGTACAATGAATAAGGGATCATAAATGGCACGGACGAGAAAAAATAGACGCATAGAACCAAGCAGACCACCATTACAGCCATATTGGAAGTATGAGTTTGAAGATAAGACCACATGGAAATACATTGATTGCGTGATTGGTGGGTCACACCACACAAGCAAGATATTTGTTAAACAATGGATATTAAACCCTGATTTTAAATACAAACACTTAGACCCTAATTATGGAAAGCGTGTTTCATTAGTTAGATAATATTAACCAGGATGGTTTATGGACAACAATGTTAAAAAAGGTGATATATGGATATTAGGAAATCACCGGTTAATGTGTGGCGATTCAATAATGATTGATGATGTTGAAAAGATGATGGATGGAAAAAAAGCTGATATGGTTTTTACAGATCCGCCTTATGGCGTTGCTTTTAAGCAAGGACAATATATTTCAATAGATAAAAGAGGGAAAAATAGAAAATTTGAACCAATAGCTAATGATGATAAAAAAGGCAATGATCATAAAGAATTTATTCAATTGGCATTAAGTAATGCTGCAATTGTTTCCAATGTTTGTTCAATCTATGTATGGTCTCCGACGCTCCTTCAAGGCGCAGCGATTTTGCAAGCAATTATTGATTCTGGATGGCATGTACAATCACAACTTATCTGGAATAAATCAACGTTTGTTATTGGGCGCGCTGATTACCACTGGAAGCACGAAATATGCTGGTATGGTTATAAAGGTAAAAAACACCAATGGTTTGGTGGTAGAAATAAAAGTACAGTATGGGATTGCCCAAAAATCAAATCATCTAATCTACATCCAACAATGAAACCTGTTAAATTGGCTGAAATAGCCTGTATTAATTCATCTAAAACTGGCGATATTATTCTTGATTTATTCGGCGGTTCAGGTTCAACTCTAATCGCTTGCGAAAATTTAAATAGGCATTGCTTTATGATGGAAATATTACCTAATTATTGTGATATAATTATCAAGCGATGGGAAGAATTCACACATAAAAAAGCTATCAAGGAAGATAGGACAAAAATATATGGATATGACAAACGACACGGAAATGTCATTGGATGACATTAACGAATTGGAAGACCGACGAGTCGAGCAATTAAACAAAGCGGGCATAGACGAAGGGAGTGTCTTAGATTCTGCGAAAGAAAACATCGAAACGTGGAACTCATTTTTTAATGAGAACATTGTCCGCGGTAAAGATGATATGAACTTTTGTTTACGCGACCAATGGACAGCGGTTGAGCGTTCAGAGTTTACGCGATTGTTTAAACCCGCCATGACGTTTAACAAAATCTATCCTGAAATTAAAAAGACTGTTGGCGAACAACGTAAAAACAAACCTGATTTAATTGTGCGTTCGTTGACGGGAAAATCTACGCAACAACAAATTGATTTGCGCGCGGATTTAGTGAGGACTATTTCTTATCAATCGCAAAATGATTTAGTTTATCAGACAGCTTTTAAATCAGCATTGACCATGGGATTTGGTGCATTCCAAGTTTGCATTGATTATGAAAACCCACGCAGTTTTAACAAGATCATTAAATTCGATATGATCACTGACCCAATACGCACCTTCTTTGACCCTAAAGCCATTAAACCACACAAAGGTGATGGTGATTTTTGTGCGCGTAATTATACGTTTGGGCGAAAAGAATTTGATGCAACCTATCCCTACATCACTAACCCTGTCAGTTATTCAGACCCATTCACTTTATTAGATTTTGAAATCCAATCACGCGATACGATTGTCATTTGTGATTATTTTGTCAAAGAATGGTTTCCATTGACTATTCATCAATTATCTAATGGCCAAGTCGTGACAGATAAAGAATGGGACAATTTACAGAAATTATTTAAAGAACAAAAAGAACTGGTCAAAGGTTCGATTGTCGGTGGCATTATTATGAAAGAAATGCCACGCATTATTAGTACGCGTCAAACGCAAGATTATTACATCATGCATTATCGGTTGTTGCAAAACCAAATCATTGATTTTATGCGTTGGCCTTCTAAATGCTTGCCGATTATTTTTGTGGACGGTGATAGTTATTTTATTCAAGGACAACAATACAGTCGTTCATTTATTCATGAAGCACGAGATGCACAAAAATGCGTAAATTATTTTGGTTCGGAAATTGCAGCGGAAGTTAAAAACCGTCGCCGCGAACAATGGCTAGCAACACCCGATAATATTATTGGATATGAACAGCAATGGCGTAACCCTGAATTGCAAATGGGTGCGTTAATGGCAAAGCCTGATCCTAAGACAGGGCAAATGCCTATTAAACAGCCGCCGTGGGATTTATCGCCCGCACTGATGCAAAACTTTCAACGCGCTACCATGGATATTCGCGAAATATTAGGCGTGAGTGAAAATGACCAATTGCAAGGTAAAGATATATCTGGGACTGCTAGACGTGAACGTAAATTAGAATCAAGCATGTCGGCTTATGTTTATTTTGATAATTTAAACCAAGCTATTGAGCAAGCGGGGCGAGTCGTATTAGATTTATTGCCCTACATTTATGGTAATGATGAACGTAACGTCAATATATCTAAAAAAGATGGAAGCTCACAAACGATTACATTAAATAAGAAAACATCTGATGGTGATATGGAAAACCAAATGACAGCTGGCGATTATGATATTGAAATAGATACAGGCCCATCTTTTGCCGTACAAAAAGAAGTGGCGCTTGAGTTTTTGCAACAATCTATTGCAGCAAATCCAGAACAAGTGTTCCCATTGGTTGCTGATCTATGGGCTAAGAACTTAGATGTACAATTTATGCCGCAAATAGCCGAACGGTTTAAAACATTAGTACCACCTGAGATTTTAGCTAAAGAAGCGGGCGAACCACCACCACCGCCGCAGCCTAATCCACAACAACAAATGATGCAAATGGAAATGCAAGAGAAACAGCAACGCTTACAACTTGATGCACAAAAGATTGCAAATGACCAACAAAAATTAGATATTGAAAAAGCCAAGTTAATGATGGACGCGCAAAAAGTGCAACAAGAAAACCAATTGAATTTAGTTGACCATCAATTAGATTTGCATAAGGCCACTATTGTGCATGACCTTGACCACAAGAAAACTGATTTAGATTTTACGGCAAAGATCGCAAATATTTTAGCTGACGTACACAAACACGAAGGCAAACTGGAAAACGATAGGCAAATAGCAAAGAACAAGAAGGGCAATGATTGAAGCACATTTATTAGAAAAAGGGTAATTAAGGAATAGTTAACCGTACTTAACCGTACTTAAGCGCCAATTTTGAAGAAAAACTGCAAAAATAGGTACGAAATTATTAGATTTATATTAGTTTCAATGGCTATTTGTAAAATTATGTACCTTATCACCCCTAAAACCACCCCTAAAACCACCCCTAAAACCACCCCTATCCTTCGATTTTTAATAATAGCCAAGCCAAGCGAGTGAGGTTGTTCTCGCAGTTCGGTTGCAGACCTAGGCTTGGCGGTACTCTTTTGCCCTTTTTATGCCCTCATATTATAACGTCATTTATGTCTATAGGTAGACATTTTCTATTAATCTAATCGCTTTGCCCTTTTTATGCCCTCTTATGTCAAGGAAGATTCAGTGATTTTCTATACCCAATCGTAACCTTGACTTCCTATATGTCTACTAATGGACTTGCGAAGTACAAATAATGCGCTCATAGTCATTTTATACAGTTTCAAGGCCGAAACTGGGGCGACACAGATAGCCGAATATCTGGGGCAACTATTAAGCCGCGTGAAGGGATTTATGGACAACGTTCAGGATTTACCAGAGCAAGACGCTCATGCTAGTGACGTGTTGGATAATGTGGGTATGCCCAATGAATCTGTTAATGCTGAGAAGCACGAACAAGAGGGCGAAGGCAAACAGGATGACTTGCCTAAAGGTGTCAAAGACCGGCTGGGACGGCAGGAAAAAAGACATCAAAGGGAATTACGACAATTGCGTGCAGACTTTGAACAAAGACTTGCGCAACAGTCTAATCCACCACAGGATGACGCTAGCAACAATCCATACAATGACGCCACTAACCAAGGCGGCAATGTAAGTGAGCAAATTCAACAGGCGGTTAGCTACGCGCTACAGCAAAAGGAAATGCAGGAGCGCAAAGCTAAAGACATGCAGCAAGCGCAACACGTACAAAAACAATACGGCGAACTGGACAACCATTTAAACCGTATGGGTGACAAGTACGATGACTTTGAAGACGTTGTGCGGAATGAATCTGCACCCTTCACAGCCCACATGCGCGATGCATCTCTTATGCTTCCAAAATCGGGGGCAGGTAGCGCCGGAGAAGTCTTGTATAAACTTGGTAAAAATCCCTCTGAATTACAACGTATTGCCAACCTTCACCCATTAGATCAAGCAAGCGAGATGGTGAAACTATCACATGCGTTGCTAGGCGGTAATTCGGCGATTAAGACCCAAGATGAAAAACCGATTGGCAACATCAAAAGCAACCCTGTGACTAATTCATCGTCTATAACGGAAAAGACACCCGTAAGTGACTTACGGCAACGGATGAAGAACAACTGGAAATAAGATTTTATTCGGAAATGAAATCTTAAATTCGGTCACAAGGATGGGATTGAAATGCCTAATCAATTTATTACCACGCAATTGGTCAGTAACACTGCGCTTGCGATGTTTGCAAATAACGCGCCGTTTGTGATGACTGGCTCACGTATTTATCAAGACGACTTTACTTCTTCGGGTTATAAAATTGGCGATACTTTACAAGTACGCAGACAAAATAACTTCGTGATTGGCGATGGTTCAACCGCTGTACCACAAGATATTATCGAAACCGTCGAAAATATTACTATCGCGCATCAATATCACGCACTCATTGCTTATACCGTACAAGATTTAAGTTTGCGTATTCAAGATTTTAGCCGCATGTTCATACAACCTGCGATACAAAATATTATTACGCAAATGGAACGTGATATTTGCCGCTCAGCCGAATTAGAGTTGTATTACTATTCAGGTGCCGCGGGTACGCCGATTAACTCTTTCGGCGCTGTCGATTTAGCCGGTGTTAAATTGCTTGAGCAAGGCGTTAATATCTCTAGCGATGCATACATGGCCATGACGGTTCGCGATGGTTCATCGTTAAAGCAAGGCTTATTAAATAGTTTCACCCCTGTATTTAACGAAGAAATCACCCGTCAATCAGCGATTGGGCATTTATCCTATTTTGATATTTTCCAATCCCAAAATATCGTGCGTCACATTGCCGGTGCAGGCCCTACCTTACACTCTGGTGATACCTTATTAGTGAATGGAGCGGTATCAAGTGGGAACACGATTGTATTATCAGGCGCAACTATCAGTGTGACCAATTACTTTTTACCTGGCGATTTAATCACTATCTCTGGTGTACAAAGTGTTAATCCATTATCTAGGCAATCCACTGGTCAAAATATGCAGTTTGTCATCACGGCACCCGCTAACTCATCCGGTGCAGGTGCATTAACCATAAGTGTCGCGCCTTCGATTATTAGTGATACCAGCAACCCACTGCAAAACGTCAGCAACCCTGTGCCTAATGGCGCAACGGTGACTGTGGTCGGTTCTTATAATGTGAACGTCGCTTATCCATCCCGCGGCTTAGATATTATTTGCCCGCCACTTTATAAACTGCAAGTCCCTTATTCCAGCGTGTCAGTTGACCCAGAAACAGGCTTGAGTTTAGCAGTGACACAAACAGGCGACATTTTAGGTTATCAAAACTTAATGCGTTTAGACATTTTATGTGGATTTAAATGGCACCCTCAATATGCAGCAAAAGAACTGTCTTAAGGAAAATGAACAAATTGGGTGGAACTGCATTTATCACGCAACCTACCCAATGCGTGTCGTAAGCAACGCTGAAAAAGACGAATTAATGGCCACAGGTGATTGGTTTGATCATCCGCTAAAAGTTAAGGAGCAACACATCAATGAAGAACAGATACGACAACAACCCAGGAAAAGACGCAAAAATGGCGAAAACACGTCATGCGAGAATGGAAGCTGAACACAATAGCAATAATGAATTTGCTAAACGTGTGAACATGGAACAAGCGCGTAATCAAGGTAGACCGCCTAAACTTGAAGAAAAGTCAATGGAATTTAACGCTTATATGTGCAATAACGGCGAACATGCACAAGAACTGACACGCGAAATTACCAAAGGCTTAGACAAAGTAGCATTTCCCGTTAAGTAATCTTGGCCAAGGAATGCTATGCCTCAAGTCATTCGGACGACTAATGATGTCATCGTTAACTCTCTTTTTCTCTTAGGGGAATTAGGGGTTAACGAAACACCTGATGCTTTTATGTTGACGACGGGTCTTGATTTATTAAACGAGTTACTTGATAAATTTGCATCAGATTCTATTTACATTCCTTATCTGACCACGATTAATTTTAATCTAGTGATGGGTAAAGCGACTTATTCTATCTCTGATATGATGATAGCTGATATTACCGCAGATCGTATCGTTGATTTATCGTTAGCTAATTACACCGTGCCCACCACAGGAAATACGAACCTTGTTTATCCCATGCGGATTATTAACAAGGCGACTTATTGGGGTGTCGTTAGACAAAATAATTTATTAGCTAGACCTGGTTTTATCTTCTTAGACAAGCAACCGTTAGAATCATTTGTCACTGTCTATCCTGCGCCTGATCAACCTTATCCTTGTACGTTGCAAGTCAAAGCGATGATCAATGATTTAGGCAACCAAGATACGTTGGGCGAACTACCACCTAATTATTATGGTTTTTTAAAATACGCCTTAGCACGAAAATTCTTGTCTTATTATCCATCGGGAAATTGGCCACAAACCAGCGAAGATGAATACCAAGATTATTACCAAACATTAAAAAATGCTAATGAAACCGATATAACTATTCGTCCGTCCGTCACCTTGACTGCGCCTGAGCCGTTCTATTGGCCTAATATATTGAGCTACTAATGAGTAGCACCACTGAAGATTTTGATATTGTCGGAAGCTACAATAATCAGCGTGTGCGTGAAATAGATGCTGAGCGTTCAGTTAATCTGTTTGAATATGTTGACCCGCTTGGAAAAAAACCAAAAATATTAATCAATACCGCAGGTATTTTAAATACCAATATTATTTGGGACAGTGAAACAGGGGGGTTCCGTCAGCAGTTTTTCTTTTTAGGCTTTTTTTATTCTGTGGTTGGCGGTACAGTTTTTCGTACAGATAGCGCCTTTACTACTACTGTCTTAGGCACCATTACCACAGCAACAGGTTACGTGGGCATTGATGCAAATACCTTTCAAGTCATCTTTGTTGATGGTGCTAAAGGATATATTTGGGACACTACCGCGCAAACCTTTACACAAATTACTGATACAAGTTTCCCGACTAATCCAATTGATGTTTGTTTCTTAGATGGGTTTTTTCTGGTCGCCAATGGCAATACCAATACGTTTGGATTATCTAGTTTAAACCAGGGCTTAGTCTGGGGCCCAGATACGCAAACATTTACGGCTGATGATACTGGCGGAAATAATTGGTTAATATTATCGACGACTGCTAATTATCAAACAGGTGTACCTTTTCAAGTATCAACCAGTGGCGCATTGCCTAATCCATTAGTGGCCGGTGTCACTTATTATGCTATTCATTTAGATGCTACTCATATTCGAGTGGCAACAACATATGCTAATGCGATTGCAGGTACAGCCATTACCTTAACGACTAATGGAACGCCTACCAATACGATTACTTCATTAGGTCAATTACAACAAGGTGCTATTACTTCACACCCTGGGACAATTGTCGGTTGCCGAACTTTACACCGTCGTATTTTTTTATTCAGCCAGTTTTTTACGGAAGTATGGGAAAACGCAGGCATTGGGACTAATTTACCATTTAGGCGCAATAATTCGTTATTAATGGAATATGGCACACCAGCATTAGGTAGCATTAGCGTTGGCTTTGATAAGATGTTTTTCTTAGCGCAAGACCGCGATGGATTAGGTTCAGTGATGGAAGTAGCGGGGACACAATCTATTCCCGTGAGTACGAAAGCATTAGATTTTACTTTATCACGTTATGCGGCTGATCCTTTAATGGGTGTCGCTGATGCACGAGGTTTTTTAATCAAAGAAAATGGGATTATTTTTTATAGATTAAATTTTACCAAAGCCAACCATACCTTTGTTTATGACGTGACTTTTTCTGATCCGTCTAATGAACAAACAAAATTCTGGCATGAAGAAGAAATATTGAATGGTGACAGACACCCTGCACAAACGCATGTGTATTTTAATGGTGTGAATTATGTCGGTGATTATGCCAAACCTATTCTATATGAAATGGACGTTGATCTATTTTCTAATGATGGTGAAAACATTAGACGTATGCGTATTAGCCGTGACATTGTAGACCCTGGTTATCATCGAAGACGAATTGACCGTTTTCAAGTAGATGTACAGCAAGGTTCTATTGCTAATTTACAACAAGTCTTTAATGAACTCGATTTATTGACCGAAGATAATTTCATTTTAGAAACAGAAGATGGTAACAATATTTTATTAGACCAATCAGTCATCATCACCCAACAAAACCAATTATATATTTATTTATCTATCTCTAAAGATGGTGGAGAAACCTTTGGTTATATTTTAAAAGCGCCGATGGGTGCCGTTGGTCAAAGGACATTTAGGACGTTATGGCGAAAACTAGGCACGATACCACGAGGCCAGGGGTTTGTCGTCAAGTTAGAATTTTTTGATGCGGTGCCTTTCATTATTTTAGGGGCAAGTTGGTCATTCGAGATATTGCCAGAGTAACAAGGAGTAATCATGGCGACAGATTTTGATGAGTTTCCGTTATATGATGAATTGGTTAAAAACAAAATATTCTTGAGTGATATTTGGCGTGATTTTATGTCAACGTTTTACCAATCACTGGTCGGCTATTTATCCCAAAACGGGATATTTATACCTGTATTGACGACAGCGCAACGCAATACTTTGCAATCGCCAGTCAACGGGCAAATGATATATAATAGTACAGCAAACGAATTTCAGGGTTTTAAAGCAGGAAGTTGGGTGACATTCACCACGGTATAAAAAGGATTTTTATATGGCTGCAAGCGGGTTCAATCCAAGTTCTATGGGTTCTATGGGCGGTAATAGCGAATTTGGCTCATTCTTTCAAGGACTACCAGGGGTATTACAAGGACTGTTTGGCAATTCCGGCGAACCCTATAAAAAAGCATGGAACGCCTACCAACCTTATTATGAGAAAGCCGAAGGCCAACAAAACCCTTTTTATAATGCGGGTACCAATGCGATACCCCAATATCAAAACTGGGTCAATAGCATGCAAAACCCTCAAGATTTTATTAATCATTTGATGAACAATTACCAGCAATCGCCTTGGGCGCGTTTTCAGACGCAACAAGGGGTAAATGCCGCTAATAATGCAGCATCAAAATCTGGGTTAATTGGCTCAACGCCTTTGGCTAATGCAAACAATCAAATGGCGCAAAATATATCATCGCAAGATATGAATAATTGGCTGCAAAATGTATTAGGCATTAATACGCAATATGGCAAAGGATTAGGCCAGGAAACAGGATGGGGCCAACATGCAGCAGATATATTAAGCCAATTGGCAAGTAATGCGGGGGAATATGCAGGCGGTACAGCTTATGGTGAACAATATGGCAAACAACAAGACCGCAATTCATTATTTGCTGGCATTGCTAAAATGTTTGGGGGTTAATCATGGCTTTTAATTTACCTTTACCAAGTATTACGACCAATACCATACCCAATGCCATGAGTACATTAAACCAATTGGTCAACCAACATTATCAAAATGAAATTGCCGCAGTCAATGCTAAATATGCGCCTGCTATAGTTACCGCTAATGCAAATGCTAAAAATGCATATGCTAATTTAATGGGGCCACAATTTACGGCTAAGGCATTAGGTAATACCAATATATTAGCCCAATTACAACCTGATCAAGCAAATGCAGCCATCAATAGAGTCATTAATGCGGCGACAGGCCAACCAACATCTAATAATATATTAACGAGTCAAAATAATCTTTCGCCAGATCAACAAGGTGGAAATGGACAAAGTTGGTTAAGAAACGCATTGCATAGTTTTTTTGGTGGAAATGTTTTTGCACCACCACCACAAAATAATAATGCGTTATTACAAACGCCAACAGTTCCAGCCTATTATCAGAACCAACAGCAACAAAACCAAAGCCCACAACCAGGTCAAAATCAATTACAGCCACCAAACCAATGGCAATCAACTGATAATGGCCAAGTACAAAACCAACCTGTTGTGAATAATCCAACACCTTCACAAACTATTAATACAGCAAGCAATCAACCTGTTGACACATCCAATGGTCAATCTGCGATTAATAATAATAGTCCTAATACACAAATGGCACAAAATACAGGAAGTTATGAAGGAACAGTGGAACAAGGAAAGGAAGAAGGAAAAATTCGTGCTGACCAAATTAAAGAATTGGATGACATGGCATTTAATGCACAAACTAAACAAACTGTACTTGATGATTTAAATAGGATGATTGCTTCACCAATCCTAAGACAAATTAGACAATTGCCATTAGCAGGACAACATGAAATAGGATGGTATGAAAAAGAAGGTAATCCAGAAGAAAAGAAATTAATTGGTTCTCTTGATGCACAAATGGGAAATGTGATTGTTTTATCAGCTAAAGATTTTAATGGCCAGTTTAGAAAGGGTGAACAACAATTATTAATGGGAATGAAACCTAATAAATCTGACATGCCTGATGTAATGATAGGTAAAGCGCAATCATTAAATTTAATGAACCAAATGCTATTAGCAAGAACACGTTTAACCTCACAATTAATGAATGATTATAAAATGAATAAAGGAAAAGCTGAACAATTAGCTGATAAATCTATTGATATTAATAAAATGCGTCAACAAATACATGATACATTAAACCCAATGATTACACTTAGGAATAAAAAGACAAAAGAAGTTGTTACGGTTCCTATTGGAGATGCAAGAAGTAAATATGGATATAAGGGATAATTATGTCTGACTGGGAAGCAATACAAGATAATCCAGCAAAAAATTTGCAACCAGTTAATATGGATAATCAACCATCACAAATTGGCGGTGATTGGGAAGCAGTACAACAACAACCAAATTCTATGCAACCTGATCCCAATGAAAGTTTTGGTGCAGCACTAACAAAATCGCCGTTTCGTTTTGCTGAAGATAATTACCGCCGCGCTATGAGTGCCATACAAAATATCCCTGGTTACTTGAATGCAGCCCCCAATGAAATCAATGGATTAATTAATAATCTAGCCACACATCCTAGTCATGTCGGTAAACAAGCATTAGCGGGTTTAACTGAACTTGGACAAAATACATTTAATTTACCGCATGATTTAATTAATTATGCAACTAATCGTTTAAATCTGGTTCCGCAAGATATTAACCAACAAGTACAAATGGCACGCATGCCAGATAGAGAACAAATGATTAATGAAACATTGGGTTCTCCACAATATGCGGGTGAAAAATTATTAAGAGGTGGTGTACGCAATATAAATAATATTATTGGTTTAGGTGATCTTGCATATAATTTAAATCCATTAAATTTAACATCAAAGAGTATTGCAAAGGATGTAGTCAATACAGAAAAACAACAAATTGCTACACATAGTAAAATATATAATGGTATTTGGAAAGATGCAGATAAAACAGGATATAATCAAGTACCTATAGATACAAATTTACTCTCTAATAATCTTTCAACAATAAAAAAATATACAATACCAAAACAACATCAGTCATTAATAGATTTTATTAATAATCCTACACTTGAAGGCGCACAAAAAGCGCAAAGTGACATGAAAAGAATTCAAGATATATATAAAGGTAAATCTGAAAAACAAGGTCTAACCACGGAAGAAGTTAAATTATATGAAGCAGCAAAAGCAGCAGAAGATCATATACATGATAATATGTTCAAAAATAATAATGGTAATATTAACCAGAATTTAAAAAATAGATATGACAAAGTAACAAATAGCTATCGCGAAAATGTTGTTCCATATAAATATAATCCTTTTATACAAGATTATAAAAACAAAAAAATTAGTGCTAAAAAATTAGTAAATCATTTATCAGATGATGAATTTTATATCAATAAAGGTTCGGCACATCCAGCATTAATCATTAGAAATCATTTATTTCCAACACTATCTGGGATTGGAGCGTTTAGTTTGACTCACTATATTTATAATCAAATGTTTGGTTATCCATCATCAGAACATAAATAAGCAATAAATTAACAAGGATGTTAAGAAATGACGATAAGCTATAGTATAGGGCCTAATCCAAAGTGGTATATCGCCGACATATTTGGCAAGCCGTTAAGCGCGGGCTATATGTTTACTTATCGCAGTCTGAATAAATCACAATTGAAATTCATCTTCCAAGACCCTGCGGGTAATTTTGCATGGCCTGACCCAGTGCGCTTTGATCTTAATGGTTCACAAGGGCCTTTCTATTGGCAAGTAGATTCTGCTAATCCGAATGAAACGTATTATATTGAAGTTTACGACGTTAATATGGTGTTTCAATGGTCGGTTGATAATTATTTACCGGCTGGTGGTGGTGGTGGAAGTATTATCACGACAGGTATTAATTTATCTAACTATATTACGAACAATGTCTTTTGGCGTAATTGTGGCACCGTTTCACCTGGATCACAATTTACTGTTTTAGCACCTGGCAACCATTCAGCATTAAATGCGTTTAGCACGGAAGTACGTTTCTTAAAAAATACGAACACAGCAACCGATAGCATAACATTTTTAAATTTCCCATTGGGCACTAATCCATTAACAGGCGATACAACACCATTACAGTACATGCAATATGCTTGTACTAATACACCCGCTGGTGAAACACAAAAATGTTTACAGTTCCCGATTACACATGGGGTCAAGAACCTAGAAAACAATATGGTGACGATTACATTTTGGGCACAAGGATTAAGCGGCACACAAAACATTCTTGTTCAATTAAGACAATACTTCGGCCAGCAAGGTGGCGCTAGCCCTGAAGTGATTACACCGATACAAACATTTTCATTATCAAACAGTTGGGTAAAATATACAGTGACCACTACGGTGCCCAGTATTGCAGGTAAAGTTTTAGGTGCTTGTGGTGACGATGCACTGTTTATTCAATTTCAATATCCATTAGGTGCAGCATGTACCATTAATTTTGCACAACCCACTTTTACTTTAGGTTCCATTATTCCTTCACAAACTTATTTAACCTATGATCAAATAGACAGCGTAATCAATTCCCCTCGAAGTGGTGATACGTTAATTTCATATAACCAAACATTTTTAACACCTACTTATTTTGGTTATGTTCCTGCGAATGATGGTGGTATAGGTAGCGCATCATCAGGTGCAACGACAAGAGCTAATATTGATACGTTTCCTCTGTACGAAGTGTTATGGATAAATGTCAGTGATACCTATGCACCCGTTGTGGGGGGAAGGGGCGCAAGTGCAGGCGCAGATTTTGCAGCTAATAAAGCCATGTCATTAACCAAATCATTAGGGCGTGTTATTGCTGGTGTCGGAACCGCAAGTTCTGGAAGTTCAACTAATTGGGCACTTGGACAAACAGCGGGTGAAGATGCACATACACAAACGATTGCCGAAATGCCATCGCATAATCATCCTGGTTCAACTGTTCCATTCTCTAATCAAGCAAATTCGCGTGGTGCTGGTGCCGCCGATACAGTAACTATTGCTTCTCCAGGTAGTGTTACAGTGGCTAGCCAAGGTGGTGGAACACCTTTTAATGTGATACAACCGACAGTACATTGTAATGTATATTTTAAACTTTAAGGATTGAAAACAATGGTATTACAAAATACGTTGAATGTCCCACCTTTAGACCCGAATAATTATAGTGGGCCTGCTCGTGTCATGGCGGGTGTTGCACGAATGAATAATGTCACGTTAGATGTTCCGTACGGTGAATTTGCACGTTGGTTATATGTATCTGTTACGGGCGATGTTTCTATAGTAAAATGGGACGGAAATACGCAAGTGATACCAGGATTAGCAGCGGGAGTTTGGCACCCTATTTATAGTTTAGGTGTCAATACAACGGGAACAAGTGCGACAGGAATTATCTGGGGCAGTTAAAACGGATTTTACATTTAATATATTCAAGGAGCGAATAAAATGGCGTTACAACAATATAATATTTACGAACAATTAACCTCTGTTCGTGTGGTATCTTTAACGAACGTGGCGGGAACGTATAATAATGGCCCATCACAAAATGGTGTGGGTGCGACACTTACCATTGCGGCTAGCTCACTAACAATTGATAGCGTTGTGTTGAATGTGGGTGATCGACTTTTATTACAAGGCCAAACCAATGGTAATGAAAACGGTATTTATATCGTCAATTCTATTAGCTCAACAGTAGTATTACAGCGTTCGAACGACTTACAAAATAATGAACAATTAAAAGTCGGGCAATTTGTTGCAGTCGGGGCGGGTACCGTGAATGCAGGTGCCGCATTTGTGATTATCGAACCATTGCCAGCTTTGTTAGGTGTGAATAGTTTATTGTTCTCAGCTTCTCCCTTAAATTCAGCATTGGGCACTGCCGCAGGAAAAGCAGCGAGCGATAACTCCAAAGCGTCATTGGCGTCAGTTGCAGCCGCTACAACGACTGGAAATATTTTACAATCGAATGATACAGCCGGAACGGTTGCCAATGGCCCAGTAGCCGCTAATAAAGTATTAACGTCAGGCATTGTGACGCCAGACCAAGGTGCTAATTTAGTCACGTTTGATATTACCGTCGGGCAAGCTGCATTAGCCACTGGCGGAAGTGTCACATTACAAGCTAGTTCTGGTTCCAAGCAATATAAAATCCGTACCTTAGAATTAGAAAGCGGTGGCACTAACTTTAGTGGTGGCGGTGGAGATAGACTAGGCCAAGTCACTGATGGTACGACTGTGTATAGCGTTATTCCAGCAGCCACGATGCAATCATTGGTTAATGCCCGTTGGGGTGTCACTGGATTGCCTAATGCCGCATCAGCAGCAAATAACACTTCAACAGCCGCAGGTGCCGCTTTAACATTTAAATATTCAGGCGGTGCAACAGATTATACCGCAGGTTCATTACGTATTAGTGGATTACTTGAAAGGGTCGCTTAATGAATTATGTGGGTGGTGGTTTTATTCCCATTATTAATTATTCGAGTATAGCTGAATCTATACTCGAAGAATTTTCATTAATGACGGAAAATAATCTGGATATATTAACTGAAAGTGGAAGCTTTATATTAACAGGTTAACTTAAAATTAAAATTCAAGGATGAATTTAAATGGCTGGTATAAAAATAAGTGGTTTGCCTGCATCCCCATCGGCGCTGATTACGGATGTTTTACCTGAAGTGCAAGGGGGTGTTACATATAAAGTTTCACTCACTCAAGTTTCTACGCTTTTTCAAACGATAATGTTACCGCTTGCTGGTGGCACGATGACTGGCGTATTAAATATGGGATCGCATTTAATCAGTGCGGTCACTGATCCCGTCGGCGCACAAGACGCAGCAACTAAAGCTTATGCCGATACGAAATTAGCTTTAGCAGGTGGAACGATGTCAGGTGCCATTAACATGGGTTCACACCAGATTAATTCTTTAACTGATCCAACACTTGCCCAAGATGCAGCGACAAAGGCTTATGTTGATGCAGTGGCACAAGGTATCACCGTACAAGGTGCTTGCCGTTTAGGTACTACTGGCGCGTTGACCGTTACTTATGCCAATGGTACGGCTGGTGTGGGTGCTACGTTGACAAATGCTGGCGCTCAAGTGGCATTGACGTTAGATGGCATTGCAGCCGTTGTGAATGATCGAATCTTAGTTAAAAACCAAGCGAGTACATTACAAAATGGCATTTATACCGTTACGAATATCGGAAGTGGTGCCACCAATTGGGTGATGACACGGGCGACTGATTATAACCAACCCGCACAGATTAACGCAGGCGATTTAGTCATTATCACGGCGGGTAATACGCTCACTAATTCATCGTGGATTGAAACGGCTACTGTCACGACGATTGGTACTGACCCGATTACCTTTTCTCAATTTAGTGCCTCATTGCCGATTAGTCTAGCGAATGGTGGCACGGGTGCATCGTTAGTCGCGAGTAATGGTGGCATCTTTTATAGTACCGCAAGTGCGGGTGCGATTTTAGCGGGTACAGCCACGGCCAATCAAATGCTCATGTCAGGAGCAAGTACAGCACCCATTTGGTCAACCAGTACCTATCCATTAACAAACGCCATTAATACACTATTGTATGCAAGTTCTGCGAATGTCATGTCGGCATTAGCAACAGCGAATAGTGGCGTTTTAGTCACAAGCGCAGGGGGCGTACCAAGTATTAGCTCGACATTACCTGCTTTTATCACCTCATCCATTACCTTTAGCCCAACCACAGGCGGTATAGTCGGAACCACGACCAATGATAATGCAGCAGCAGGTAAAGTGGGTGAGTTTATAAGTAACAATGTTCTAGCAGGTAGTGCTATATCGTTATCAAGTGGTGTCACCGCTGATATTACAAGTATCAATTTAACAGCAGGTGATTGGGATTTATCGGCAGTTGCAGCAAATACGGTAGCTGGATCAACATTAATGTCATCTTGGGTATGCAGTATTAATAATGTTTCAGCAACTATACCAACAAATAGTCCTAATAGTCCTGTAGTCGGCCCATATACAATGCCAGCAAATGCAGGACAAGGTTTTTGGCTACCATTACCAACTACTAGAATTAGTCTTTCAACTACTACAACTATTTATTTGAGCGTTAATTCTAATTTTACAGTATCAACCGTAGCAGCATTTGGATGGTTAGCAGCTAGGCGCGTGCGCTAATATCGTGTAATTGGCGGATCATATTTTATCGTGAAGCCATCAGGTGTGTGGGTAATCGTATCTTTGCGTTCTTCAACGAGCGGCTGATCTGGATGGTGATTGGCCGCTTCTACTTCTTCCGTTGTTTTGTGTTCATCGCACATTGAATTAATCCTTAAAGTTTTTTGTCATAATAGGCTTTAATTGCATTATAAATGACATCACTAATTTCATCTGCATCAAATGTACCGCCTTCGCCATCTTCCGTTTTAATCCATATTTTATTTTTCTTAATATCACCATCTGACCATTCTTTATCTAGATAAAGCATTAAAGAAAATGATTTAGTACCATCTTCATTAAAAAACGTAACCATCATTTCTTCTTTTTCCTCTTTTTCTTTTTAATTTTAGCACCTGACATTCTTGCTTCATTTAGGCTAGCAGCAATCGCTTGCTTTTTTGGATGACCACTTGCTTCCATTTCTTTTATATTTTGTCCTATAGCTTTTCTTGAACTTCCCTTGACTAACGGCATAAGATCATTCCTTTTTTTTGATACGTTAACATAGTATCATGGTAATCTGAAATTCCCCATTTATCAAGAAAAAGGACATTCTTGCAATGAAACATTCACACCATAAAAAAGCGATGCACCATTTAAAGAAAGCCGAACACCATCACAAAGAAGCTAAAAAAGTATTACATGAATTGCATAAACACGAAAAAGAAGAAAAAAAAGAACATAAAGAGCTTAAAAAGATGAAACATAAAAAGCACCATTAATTCTTGAAATTAGGCTGCTATAGGTTTATATAGTGGCCTATCATTAACTTATTATAAAAAAGGTCATCTATGAGTGAAATTACGTTAGAACTAGACAATAAAGCCAGCCAGTCAATCAAAGACTTAATGAAACATTATAACGTGAAAACTAAAGCCGAAATTATATCAAAAGCTATCGCCGTATTAAAAACCGCCGCTTATGTAGACAAAGCCAAAGGCGAACTATTTGCACGCAAAGGAACGCATGAAACTAAAATTTTGATTAGATGAAGGACGAAAGGAGCGAAAATATATTGGACGATATTTTCACCGTCAAGACTTTTGAAACTAAGGATGTCGAAGCACATGAAAACATAGGCAAAATCAGCGATAAGGACAAATTTATCGCCGCCAAACAGATTTTGCTAGGGCTTGCTATACTGTATGTGATTACGATTATTGCTTATTTGCTAAGGCCTAATGCGGGGACGAAGTTATTAGATATATGCATGACAACATTCCCACCATTAGCCACATTGATATTAGTCGCTTATTTTAAGGACAAACATAGTTAAGTTTTTCTTTAATATCACCATCTTCGGTAATTTCATAAATAGCTTGTGAATTATTGTGATTAACCAGAATGTATAATTTATCTTTATTAGCAATTATTATTCGTTCGACTTCGGCACCCTCTGGTAATTCATATATCAATTTGGCTTTCATTATTTTTCCTTTCCTTTTCTTTATCTTCAATCATTACTAAAGCACTATTATAAATATCATTTAATAGATTCTTTTTAACAGTAAATCTATCATCTTTTATTATTTTATCTATTGAATCAGCAATCAAATATGAAAAAGCGGTACTGAGAGAAATACCAAATTCTTGTACAGTTAAATCATTGTGACAATGACAATTTTTACTTATTACCTCTTCTATTTCTTTGATTAATTTTTTACTTAAATGTATTATTTTATTGTTATCAGTCATTTTTACTCCTATTATTTTCAATCTTATTCAAATTATCTAAAACCATGTCATGTATTCTATTGGCAATTTCTATTTTTATGTTAAATTTATCATCCTTAATTGCTGCATGAATAAAACACGCAGTAGACGAAGCAATTGAATTAGTAATTAATGCGTAAGAGTCTGAACGATTATTATTGTTTACATATTCATCAAATAATAAGCCTATTTTAATTGATAGTTCAGAAGATTTTTTGAAAAATTCTAAGTCAGTATTATCCATTAATTAAACCCGCCTGTAATAATTAATGTGCCGTTACTCGCTGCATAATCAAACGCATCACCGTCTAATGAAGTCGTTGCATCTATATTTAAACGTACGTTTCTATCATTCCACACATCCCCAAAGTTTCTACTATTATCCCCAAAATGACCTTGCGGTTGTAACTCTACGTCATAGCTATAGTATTGATCTAGCTGTAAGCATGACAATTCGAATTTATAATGATAACGTTGGACATAAGGCGTCGCATTAAGCACATAAACGCTATGTGTTGATTGTACTTGTATATTAGTTTTTACTAACCCCTGGGCATCATAAGCGTGGGCGGCAACAGATTTATCTAACGCTCTCATCTGTGCATTACTAAGATGTTCTATATGAGCGTTTTTAAATGTACTATGGAAATGCTCGTTAAGGACTTTATAGCCTTCCCCTTCAAACGCATAAGTTGTATTGGCTAACAATAAACAGATTAATAATTTTTTCATGGTTTTAACCTTCTTTTAATTGAATCTAATGTAAGTACTATTGCAAATAAATTAATATTTAATATAACTTGATAAGCTGTTAAATGATTAATGTCACCAATAATTAACATAATTGTAGCGGATAACATCCATTCAATCATATTGTTTATGTTTCCTTTCTTTTTCATAATGATTAATAATAGCCAATACTTCTTTATAAACATTATCGAGTAATTTAATTTTACTCTTAAATTTATCTTCTTTTATCATAGATTCAATGAAATTACCCAATAAATATGCTAATGTTGATGAAACAATGGTAGTACCTTCTTTACATGAAAGATTTACTATATTATCATTGATGACTTCTTTAAGATTTAACACTAAAGATTTACATTTAATTTCTAATTCCTCATTAGTCATTCACTGTCCTCTTTATTCGTTATATTTTCTTTTAGTAAATTATTTAGCCTATCAATCATTAATATTTTAAGTTCATTATCTTTAGCACATGAATCTATATATGAGCAAATTAATGAACTTAATAATGTCATGATACATATTACTTGATCTGTTGATTTTTGATCAAATTCATTTAAAATTATCTCTTGAATTTTCACACCTAACTTTTCTATTCTTTCAACGTCTGTCATTTTTTTTCCTTGTGGATCATCTTTACTAAATCTGATCGTATGCTCATCAATATGATAATGTTCCTGCATTTGTACGAAACATTCATCGTAATCACAATATTTCTTCATTTATTGTCCCTATATCTTCTAATTTCACCCAACATCTCAATTACAATATAATTAAATTTATCTATGACTAAATCCATTTCTTTTGTACGTATATTATTAGTTAAATCTATTATCTCAGTTGATTTATTGATAACTTCACATAATGAAGCGTTTTATAAACTTTACGAAATTTGTCACTCATTAATTTAAACTCCTGTATTACGTATTACGTTATATTACATTAATCTTCATTTTTACTTGTACAATCAATTTACTAATCATGATAGCGATAAGCGGCCTTATCGTTACCTTATTCTGGCTTGCCTATTTTTGGATATTCTATTGTTGGAATTAACCCTAAAACGCCTTTCATACATTGGTTAATATTTTGCTCTAATACCATAATGAATGTTTCGGCTCTTTTAATTGAGATACGTTGAAAGCCAATGGTATTAAAAACAGAATCACAGGTACTATTCGTTTCTTTATCAATCGCAGTTACTCGAACCCCATACTGTCCGCTACAAGGCATTATCTCACCATAAATTAATTTTATTTCTATCATAATTTACCTCGTTATCATTAGTTGAATCTGACGGTTGAATTTTTAAATAATAATCCTGAACAAACAGTGCCAGTCACAATTTTTCCATTTTGATTGATCGCTTTAAAACCAGTGTGGTACCAATCATCTTTGCTACATGCAAAAAAGTTATAACCTGTCATTTCTATATTCTTGTATCCCATGTTATCCAATGCGTTATAAGCGTCTTTTGGATTAGTAATACCAATCCAATAAGCTATCAATAATGCAGCAGAGATAAAAACTATCATTGTGATTGCTGATCCAGAATTATTTTCCATCATTAGATATATCCATCAATTTATTTTCGATTAAATGAATAAGCATTTTTGCCATCGCATTAGCCATGCTTTTATCAGGCTCACCTATTAAATCTGCATTATAATATCTAACGCAATATAATGGTTGGATATCACCAAATTTTAATCCTTTCAATATTTCTAAAGGAGTAGAGTTTATCATTGCTGGTAATAACTCACCCAATTCAGTTGTCGTGTATGCGGAGCAAATATCATCAAACTCATTATTATAATCTATGAATGATTTTGATAAGTAAGCAATAGAATATCTATTCTTATTATTGCGTTTAACAAAATAAAACAGACTATGTTGCTTAACCCCTAGCTCTTTTAATCGTTTAGCAAGATCAAGACTGACTACTTGTTCTGATAGTTCCATGGTTATTCCTTAATATCCGCTCTAAGCCATATTTCCATTAACACTGCTTTTACTTCTTGTTTAGTTTCCATCAAGTCAATGACTGACAACAAACCATCGCCTAGATGACTAGATATATATTTTTTTAAATCATCATAGCGTTTGTCACAATATTTTCCATAAGCTAGAATTTCTTTGTCTGTATCAGGATGATCAAAACCAGCAACAATCATATCGCCACATACTGGACAATGATACATACCAATAGCCCCTTTTGTTTCGACGGGATTGTGTGAGCATTTATTCATTATTATCTCGTTATCATTACATTCTATGTTTTAACATTAAATAGATACCATAACTAATCCAAATAGCAGCGCTTAATGAAGTGATCGCCTGAATGAGTTTGTTATCCTCGAAATTAATTTGTATAATGATTAATAAGGCTAAAATTAAAACATAATGATTATTAGAATTAGCCATGGTTATTCCTTAATGATGAAAAATGCCTATTATAATGACTTTTATAAAGCATAATATCGAAGCTAATGTTAATATATAAACAGCAGGGCAATTAGAATTCTCTTTCTTATCGTAATATCTATCACGCTTAATTGCATAAGCTAATTCGTAAAATAACAATCCGATAATTATCCAACCTTGCATTTCAGTCATAATTTAATCCGTAATAAATATTAAATATTTCAACGATAAAATAACCCAAGATAAAACCATAAATATATCCGCGTTGAGAATTATTTATATTAGGAAGATGACTGGCTATAAATCCTAATAAGAAAATAATGATAATTACCTGGAATTTAGATAATTTATTCATTTAATTTAACTCCCGCTTTCATTTACTGCCATCCTAATGTTTTACTTCATTGTTCACATGGACTTCTTTTATATTAAATTTATCTTTATTTTTAATCACATCATCTATAGCATGCCTTAGTGTTATTAAAAAATTATCAATTTGCTTTTTACTCGTTATTTGCAATGTCATTAAAAATGCAGCGATAGAAAGCGCAAAAGATGAAGATATGATATTGAAAACCTTATAATCTTCAAACTCATGTCTAAAAATAGAAAACATAATGTCTTTGTGTATTTGTAACATGAGATCGTTTTCTTTTTCTTTACTCATCGTTTTTACCTTTAATAAAATCGGTCATATTGATCAATATAGTTTTATTATCGAACAATTCAAACATGACTTCTGTATTTTTCTTCTGCTCACTATAATTATATTTACTGTTTATTCTGCAATTAATATAAGGCGTCCTACCTTTAATTTCTTTCTTAGTGTTTTTATTTTTTGGTATTTGTATTAAAAATCCTACCGTTGAGATTGATTTAGTAATTCTAATTAATTTTCCATCTGGCGAAATTTGCACAGATAATTTGTCATTCAACTTAAAATTAAATAAATCTAATATATCTTTACCTAAATAAAACCTGATTTTTAATTTACTGCTCTTTTTTTTTAAAATAAGATGATGGATCGTAATATAGATTCTATCTGAGTCTAACTTTTTATTTATGGTTCTATCATCATAAGTGACATTTTCCCATTTAATTGAATTTAATTGCTTGTTGTTAGCAATGGATATTTCCATGATATTTCCTCTTTGATTTAATTAAAAATGGCCGGTGGCTTTTTCCCAGATATCACAAAGTATTTGGGTCTGCCTTTCTGTTAATAGATAATTTTTTTTAAAATATTTATGCAATGCTTCCGCAAAACCGTATTCCCATTCCGATAGTTTTTTTTTGCGTTTCAAGCAATCTTCCAACATCATGCTTAAATCATCATAGGTTATTTTGTCTTTTTCTAATGTCCTATTACGCATTGAATCCCCTTTACTCAATATATCAATGATACCTGTTATTTGATTCTCACCGATTTTCTTTGTATCAGATTTGCCCCTGGGATGACAACCCCATTCTTCATATCATCGCGCATATGTGCTAGATCAAATTCAATTTTTACTTTCTTATATTCATCAGGAATAAGATTTTCGCATTCAATATCCACAGCAGGTGGATTATTGGCAAGTTTAATCACAAATTGCGGGCATTTGATTTCATTGATTTCACATCTTTCCATATTGAACCGTAAATATTCTTTGAGGCTATCTACTTGTGATTTTAATGCTTTCTCACGTGCAGCCATTGCTTTACGTTCAATTTCAATCGCTTTGGCCTCTGCCTCTAAATCCTTAAACACCTTGACGACATTAATACATTTTGATTCAATAGGCTCGTTTAAGTTGTGAAGTTGATCTAGCGTAGTTATCCTGACTGCGCCTGTCTCGTCATCATATAGATCAGATAACAAAAATTGGTATTGGTTGGCTAACTCATATAATCGCATACTCATGATAACACCTCGCCTGTTTCCACATTAACGGCATCAAGTTGTGACAACATGTTTTTTTCTGCGTTGATGTGGTCAAAGTAAAGTTTTCTTTCATCCTTGGCCAAGACCAGCTTTTTAAATAGTTCTGGTTCACGATGAAAATTTTTGGCTTTCACTTCGTCATAAATGGATTTTAATTTTTCCAAACTGTCAGCATTTTTAATTTCATAGAGATAATCGACAAACAATAATTGCAGGTCATCTACGGTATTATCGTTAATGATAGCTGGGGATATTTGAGTTACCTTATCTTGAACAATATTTGCATAGTTTAAGATAGGTTTGTGATCTGGAAATGTTTTTCCTTCCATTTCTTCTTTAGTATATTCATGCGGCACGGCTTCGGGGAAAGCTTTACGCAATACCTGGGCTTCGGCACATTTGGCCAATTGTCCATATGCTCTTTTTGTCCATACATCATTAGGTGAATTATCGGTACGTGATTTAGTAGCGTAGTTTTCTTTCCAATATTCTTTGGCGCTAAATTGATAGACTTGTCCATTCATTAATTTATTGACCGTAATTTTGCACCATTTTGGATAGGTTATTTTCTTCATCCCTATTTGCTCTGTGACATCTTCGCCAAATTCAGGTTCAGACATCCCTGCGTATTGGCCTGTACGCGAGGCATCAATACGATAAAGTGCAATCCCTGGCATAATCACATTCCGGTATTCATAAATGGATTTTCCCTGTGGGTCTTTTCTATTTGTTTTCACATTCATGGGAACTAAATGAACAGGCTTTAACATCGGGTCGATTTTACGTGCGCGGCAATAAGAAATAATCATCTCAGCTTCTTGTGTCGTGGCCTCAGGGTATAAAGTCTGTTGTAGTACGCTAACCACGTTGTTATTTTGTACGGGTAATTGATTGACTGACATAAAAATACTCCAATAATAGTTAATAGATTAATATTTAGCCCAGTAAACGTCATTGTTATCTTCGTGGTGATAGGCTTTAAACCCCGCATCGTCCATATGCTCTGCGAACCTTTCTTCGGCCACATTGTCAATTAACGATTGTAAGTAAGGTTTGTTTTCAGCCAGTACTCGTTCTAAACGGGTATTGTTTTCGATTGACCACACATATTCATCTGTATCTAATACATGCGATAAAAACAATTTTTGTATAGAAAAAGGAAGGTTTGACACGAACAGTTCGTAATGTGTATGTCTATTGATGGAATATTCGTCAATTAAATCACGAATGAATACATCGAGTTGCTTTTCTGACAGCCTTGTCATTTTACTTGTCCGTTCTTGACACGATTTAACGCTATGAGCTATAGTCGGTAATGACATTTTATTTTCCTAGTAGTTAATAATCTGTTGTTAATATGGTAACTTCCTTTATGTATGCCAGCGTTAGCGCGCTGGCTATACATACTTAGCCTTTCTTAGTTTTTCTTTTACCTTTTTTCTTAAACAATTTATGGTTTTCTCTATAAAAATCAATCGACTTACGAATCATGTCAGATATATTAGTACGTTCTAAACAAGATTGGTTGTTTAGATAATCCCACATCTGATAGTTAACACGTAAACGATACTGTTTTGGATAATTGTCTATACTCATCTTTTGACCTATATTTATTCAATTTATATCACTTATACAACAACTATAGCATATAAAATGGCGATTGCAAGTATTTTTAACCTCTGATGCATCTAATTAATGCTGAAAAACAAGAAACGCAATTATCTTCCTTTTTCTTTTCTTCAGTGCGGCTGTTGGATTTAATCAAGGCATCTATTTTTTCTAGTTTGTTATCAACAGGATTAATTTCAACTTTGTTAAAAATACTGATAGTCGCTTGCTTATGTTTCTCGGGGACATGGACAGGCGGAACTATCACGGGTTTATGTGGGTGAAAAAGATGGTTAGAAGTATGCGCAATCGTTTTATTAGATTTATCGGCACCCATGATTAGTCCCTTTATTGATTGGTTAAGTATATATTATATACAAATTCAGGATGATTATTTAGTAATGTTTGCAATATTTAAGACCGGCGGGATATAGTGGATTTAGAAACTGAAAAGGCGTCGTATTAGAACGCCTTCAGCGGAAACTTGAAACTATTACTACTCGATTATTTAACTAACTGTTTGACATTCAGTAAGTAGACTATCCTAGCCTTCCGCTAGATTATAACCGCACTTATGGAAAGTCAAACATTTTAAAGGATCAAAATTATGTCAGTCGAAAAATTTAAACCTAATTATCTCAAAGGTAAGTTAAAACATGAAACCAAACCTTATGCACAAATATTATCCAAAGTGTTGGCGGAATGTAATGATATCGAAGTGATTGGTTTATGGTGTCATTTCCAGGGAAAACCTGAAGATTGGGAAATTAGTGTAAAATATGTACAAAATCATTTTAATATTGGTAGACAAAAAGCATATAAAGTTTTCAGGAATTTAATTAAATATAATTTAATGGAGCAAATACAAGAAAAGAATGCTGACGGCACGTTTGGACAAAATTATTACATTATTAAAAATGGTGAATGTTTTTTGAAATCAAATATTCATCTAAAAAAACATGTGCAAGGCACAAAGGCACATGTGCCCACACATGTGCTCAAAGTTGCGCAAGCACACAGAGCACAGTCACTCAGCCCTACAGCCACGCATACTTCACCGTGTGATGAAAACCCGCATACGGAAAACCCGCATACGGAAAATCGTACCACTACATATAATAGAAAAATACATATAAAAGAAAAAGCACAAAGAAAGAGCTATTGTGCTCCTGACGGAGCACGCGATATAAATTTTGAGATTTTTTATCAAAACTATCCACGGAAAAAAAATAAGAAACGGGCTAAAGAAATTTGGGTACGACTAAACCTTGATGACAAAATTGATTTGTTACTTACTGACATCAAAAATAGGCTAGCTAATGACGCCCAATGGCAAGACGCCCAATTCATCCCACATGCTACAAGCTATTTAAACGGCGAACGCTGGCTTGACGACATTACCCCTAGCAAACCTACTGCCCATACTGTAAAAATGCAGCCTAGAGAAAATTTGACCCCTTACATGCCATGGAAAACGCCTTCGGACAGAACGGGTGAAGTAAAATCAACGGTGAAAGATTTTCCACCTATAAGTGAAGCTAGTCGTGATGCAATGGAAAAATATTATCAAGAGCTAAGACAAGGAAAGTCTCATGCGAATGGAAGCAAAATATCCAGAAATAACAATGGGAGAGGAAATTTGCGAAAGGCTGCGGAATTTATATTGCCCACATCATGAATGGCCAAAGTGCTATCAATCGGTATCGGCGAAGTTTAGTGAGCTAAAACGGCGTGGACGTGAATTTTACAGCGGTATGACAGATATTGAATTATTAGGCTATCTTAGATTATATTCTGAACAAGACTTATTGGATATGTTTAATCATGAATAATTTTAAGGCGAATTGTTTTACTAAATGTGTCATGTGAAACATGATCAAGGATGAAATATGACTTATTCAAAGAATAAGCGGTGTTCAAAATGTCAAGGTGAGAGAGAAGTAAAATCAAAGCGATATTGTCATTCATGTGCCGCGACTTATATGCGTGAATGGCGAAAAAACCATCATTTGACTAAAGAACAACGATTCAAAGCTAATGTCAGACGCAAGACAGGGATGCGAATTAAACGCGGATCACTGATACGCCAGCCTTGCGAAGTTTGTGATACACAAGTTAATGTGGAAGCACATCATGATGATTATGGGCAGCCATATAAAGTAATATGGTTATGTTTTAAACATCATCGTCAACATCATTCTCAAGGACGAGAAAATGCGAAGACCCCGATTAGTACTCGTACCTTATGAACCAAAAAAGGCCATTGCTAGCGAATATCAGGAATGTAAAGCATTTTGGCAATACTGCCAGTGTTATCCCATGCTACGCGACCACATGATCAAAAACGTGAATGAAGGAATTAGGGAAGTATGGTATGCGAGAGCATTGCTCGCTACTGGCTTAAGACCTGGCTTGCCTGACTACCACTATCCCGTGCCTAATGCGTCTTACCACGGGCTCTGGCTTGAGTTTAAACGTAGTGATAAACGGCATGCGAAGAAAAACCCAGATCAAGTGCTTTGGATTGACCGGCTGAACAAGATAGGACACTATGCCGCTTACGCTTACGGTTGTGATGATGCGATTGAAATACTCAATAGCTATCTTGCTAATACGATTAAAATAGCTTAAGATGAAACACTCCATATCTTCCATGATATGTTACGTTTAAATTCCTTAAATTCCTTTGGTACTTTAAGTTGATCACCCCGTTATCAGCGGGGTTTTTTTATGGATCGGAATATGTTAAGCCGGTGCTGTCAACAAAATGTGAATATCTTGCATGATTATTACGTCTGTGATAATTGTGGTTTACCATGTTTAACATTTAGCCAAGGACAGCATGCTCACGAAGGATGCGCAAGACAAACTGAAAGCGATGTTACTTCGGCATGAATCGTACCAAAAATATCCTTATTTAGATTCTCTGGGTAAAATTACGATCGGTATTGGTTATAACTTGACCGATAGAGGCATGACAGATGAATGGATCAACGGACAATATGAAACGGATGTATGTTATTTCTATCAAAAGCTTAGTCAATTTCCCTGGTATCGAAACTTAAACTATGTCAGACAAATAGTCTTGATTGACATGGCATTTATGGGCATTAAGAAATTACTTAGCTTTGAAAAAATGTTGATCGCACTTGAGCGGGGTGATTATAAAACAGCCGCTTATGAAATGCTTAATAGCCAATGGGCACAGCAAGTGAAAAGCCGTGCGGTGGAATTGGCTAAACTCATGGAGACGGGCATTTATGAATGAATTTCTGGTCAAAGAAATTAAAATGATCATGCCATTATTAGAACAATATGCGCCCTCCATTGCCGGTGCATTAGGTGGGCCATTAGCCGAACAAGTCGTGAGATTACTAGCCGCGCTCTATGAGCAAACGACTAGTAATGTACCCGCAATAGCTAGCGCTATGATCAATGACCCAAAGACACCGCAAAAGTTAAAGACAATCGAACATGAATTTGTCTGTAACCAATGTGCTATCGTTAATGCTAAAGCTTAATTTTGAATAAAATCGACAAACTCAACAAACGCAGGCAATGCAATGAGTAAAGTTATCCAAAAAGGCGCATTGTAAATTATACATAAAATAAACATTCCGACCATCATTAAATTAACTCCTCTTTTTTATAGTTTTTTAGTTCAGGGTGTGCCATCAAAAATGTATAGGCTTCCGTGATCAACCGTCTGATCACTGCACTTGGGCATTCACCATAAATGCGCGATACTTCCTTTAGTTCTTCTTGCGTTTTTTCGGGTACACGAAACGATTTGTAAACGTATTTCGCTGGTTTCTTGTACATGTTGTTATCTCTCATCAATGAAATAATTTTAAAATATACGGTAAAATCATTAAGCCAATCAAAATATAAATAAAATTCATCACGTGATTTAAATGATCATTAATAAGATTTTCAATGGTATTTAGTTTTGCTTTTATATGTTGCAACGATTCTTGTATAGAGTCATTAATACCTAATAAATTTCTATTAATTACCGTCAGTTTTTTTTCTGTTTCTTCATCATCGAGCATGTTTATTTTACCTTTTTTGTAAATGTATAATTATTTAATGCATATCTTAAGTCATTCATCGCGCATATTAATCTTCCTTTACTTAAATCATTGTAAAGTCCATTTATGGTTACCTCATCATCTTCAGTAACGATTAAATGTAAAATATAAATATAAGAAGAATCCAATGGATACTCTTTTAAGAAATGATCAAGAACTATTTTTTCGTCGGCGGTTAATTTTGACATGGTTATACTCCTAAAATTAGCGCGGGGATTAGCCGCGCCTGGGTGGATGGGTTATCTATTCTGTAAGGCCATAATCTTTTGGATTTTGATTATATGTTTTTAAAAAATCACTTAATAATTTGTGAAAAGCATAATGTTCATGAGCATGTAAATAAATAAAATCTATTAATTTATCATGGGTAAAACCTTCAAACCATTTCCAATCGTATACCACACTATTTTCATAAAATGTGCGGGCATCTGTTTTTGTTATAAATTTTATTAACATCTTTCTATACTCCAAGTTTAGTTTTATTAGTCAGTTATTTTATAAAATGTATTTTTACGATCATGGCTACTAAATAA